CTTTTATGTACTTTCCTAGGGAGAAAGTAAGAGAGCTCCGATACAAAGGAGGGTTAATGGAGAACCTTTTCTTGTTCGGGCCACCTGGTATCGGCAAGAGTACGTTGATTCGTGCCTTGACCAACTCAAAATCAGTATGGCCAATTGATTTGGAGGAGTATTGGCATGACCAACAGACGATCCAACGGATTCTCAGTGCCCTGGAAACTCTTCGGCTTAACGGGGGAATTGGTTCTGCTACCAAGTCATTCGTGGTTGGAGCCGCTGGTCTCGATCCGAGCTCGACATATCCAGGACTCAAAGTACTCTTGGTACTGCGAAGTCAATCTGAGTATGAGCAAAGACGAGCTAGACGGGATCGACTACATCCTGAATTTGGAAACCAGAAACCACACACTCTCGATGAGTGGAGGAAGCTCACTCACTGGGACGCAATTGTCAATGTTTCTGGAGATGTTACGCCAGAGATTATCGGCATTGCAAAACGAAATGGGAGCACAAGGGGATGAAAGTGAATCCATGGACTCGGAAGCGACAACGAGCCCTAAGGAGCCAAATCCTGACTTCGAAATGGACAAAGGAGCAGGAATTCATGGCAGCCCAAGAGACATGGATCCTCGTGCGGATTATACTGTCGAAACCACAGTTGAACGCATTGCTCGGCCAGAGTGGTGGGAACTACTCGAAGGGTAGACGTCTTGATGACGTGCTGCTCATCATCGGCACGGCCATAGCTGTCGCCACTTTGATTCTGACCTTGGGGATCATGTTAGTCGCAATACGGTAAGTCAGGCCTGAGGCTACTCGCTCATGCGGAAGGATCTCTCGAGCATTAGGTGTGTCTCAGGCTTGACATCTAAAAGTCGTTGGGTGATGAAGCCGTCACCCCAGGAATTGGAGGCCATAAATGAGAGTGTTACCGGCAAGACACTATCTTGAAATGCTCGCCCCAGACGTTCAAGATAGATTAGAAAACACTCTAGCCAGTATGGTTACCGGCAAGGACCGAGACTGGACTACCCCGCTCATCCCTAATAAGGAAGATCCGACTGCGGGACGAATTCAACGCATTCGGGAGGTGTCCGCCTGGCTGTACCCTACTGGTTACACTTGGCTAGATGATGCAGAACGAGAGGCGGAAGAAAAGATAGGTCCTTGGAGTATCCAACTTCCGTATCGAGACCGTAGGGATGTAATCTATGATTACTTCCAGCAAGGAGACATTTCACCGGAACCGTCTGCTTGGCAGTATGCATCAGAGAAGCTAGCTAGTGTCGTCAGAGGTCGCTTGCATCCCGTCGATCTGGAGACGTCCTACGGTGATATGCCAACGGGAACGAACTTAGGACTACCATTTGATAGTGCTGAACCGCAATACCGCCCGTTGGTGTTGGAGTTGGCTCGTGCCATCAGGAGAGGTGGTTACAAAAGTGACCCCGATCCATGCATCCTATACTGGAGGGGACAGTCAAGGGGATTGACTGAAGTACCTAAACAACGAACTGTTTGGGGTTATCCTCATTACATGACGTTGTTTGAGCTACAGCTGCAGATACCAATGCTAAACTACCTAAGGAAGACCTTTTCTTTCGCAGCTTGGGTCTCACCTGGTGCAGTTGACCGTGCTGTAACTCATATACTGAAAGGAAGCCCTAATGATGTGTTGTCGATTGATTTCAGCCGGTTTGATGCTTCAGTTCCGGATGTGATCATTCGACAAATCTTCCGCATCATGAGAGGATGGTTCACACCAGCTTCAAAGTCACTGATCGACTACGTTGAGAAGGTTTTCCTGGAAATAGGATTATTAACGCCAGAGGGAATCTTGACCGATCGGAATGGTGGGGTCCCATCAGGATCCGGTATCACCAATTTGATCGATTCGTTAGTGCAGATCTTTGCACTACACTATGCTGCCTACCGTTTGAGGAACGAGGTAGCAGCACATCTTGTGCAGGGCGATGACGGTGTTATTGCATTCGTCAGATCCTACAATGTAGAAGATGTTTCCAACGCAGTCGCCGAGTTAGGATTAAAATTGAGTCCTGACAAGGGTGGGGTATCCAAAACTCATGTGTTCTTCCTGCAAAACCATCACAGCACAGACTACTTGATCGACGGTATAGCGCATGGAGTACGTCCAGTAATGCGGGTCCTCAGCGGCGCTCTATCATATGAGCGTTTCAAATCGGGCTGGACGGGAGCTGATGACTCCATCCGTTGGATACAGCAATTCGAGAATCTGAAATGGCACCCCAAGTTCCCTGATGCAGTACGCTTCCTATATGAGAACGACCTGTATTTGCGAAAATACAGCTTGGACCAGCTGATTGAAAAGGCTGGGGGACCGGAGGAGGTCGAAAGCATCCTTGAAATGAAGGCCTTTCCGCATGGGAAGCTGCAGTTGGAGGATTACCCCACCAGTCGCGTATGGCAGGAAATATTAGCTCTGAAGAAAGGGGATACTGCGAGCAGGCCGCGG